TGTGGCGCGGGTTTCGTGGGGTATGGGGCTTGGCTTGGTTGTCATGCAATTGGTTGCGGTATGCGGTTGGTTGGGTGGGCTATGCTCCTAGGTAGGTAGGGTATATGGGGGAGGTAGGGCCATGGGTATGGTATAACATGGTAGCTAGGTGCTAGGTGTATGGTATTAATATGGTGACCATGGCAGATTTGGGGCGTTTTCCAAAATCAACACTTTACGCATAGTAAAAAAATCTAATTTGCTCAAATTTAAACTATCTCGGTCCGTCCTTGGTATTAGTATCAAAACGTATCAGGGTGTCTAGAATCGCCTAAAAATGGCCTTTAAATTGATTTAGGTCCAAATGTTAAAATTTTGTGAAAACACCTCTTCATTGATTTTATTTTGCTCAAATATAAAATAATTCCGTACCTTAGCATAGCGATTGAGGGAAACGATGTCGCTAGTTCTTTTCAAGGTGGGTTCTCACTTACGTTTAAAAACTAAGAAATGCTGAACCCGACAATGCGAAATATAGACATACTATATAGTAGCACTAAGGATTGTCTGCCGAGCCTATAAGCACCCCAACCACCACACCATCACTAGCTTGAGGGTATAAAAAGAAGCTAGGGAAGTAGCTACCACCTATATAGGTAGCGTTGACCTCCAACTACGGAATCCGATGTGGAATGCATAGGTTGGTACTTTCAAGATGTCTTGTCTGCTACCTTCTTACCCACACGATGGCCACACATATTAACCAATAAAATTTAATACCATGGACACAACATTTAAAGAAATCAGTAAATTTTGGAATTCTCAACCATTACTTGAAAGATTAATATTCTTAATGAATAAATTCAATTTTTCTGAAGATGAGGCCACCACATTGGCCAAATTAGACTATTCAAAATTTGAGAAGGAATTCACCAAGAGAACACTAAAAAGGTTAACTGATGAGGCCTAAATGGCCGAAATGTGCATCCCTAGGGGGATGTGCATATTAACCATAAAAATTTTTAAAAATGAATCTAAAATTTAAAAAAGTAGCAGACACATATGTAGCTACAATGCCTACAAAAGTTGGTATTTATGAAATTCAAATTTTTACTAATTACGATAAGAAATTTGGATGGCAAATACACTTGGACAATACTTTTTTGGATAGCGATTACGGATACCGCAAAAAAGACTGCGTACTAGCTGCTACTGACACGTTACAAGCAATTATTAACCGATTAAACTAAATACCATGACAACCTACGAACACAAGTTATTCAGCGATTTATTAAGTGTAAATATGCTAATTGATGAACAAGAAAATAAAGAGGTAGCAAGATTCTTAACCATTGCATACCATTCTATCCAAAATGAATTAAGAGAATTTATGGGTGATAGAGAATATAGCGAATTCATACGAATGGGCAGAGAAATGTTTGCCCCTGCTAAAGGTTAACTGACGATGGCCTGATTGGCCGAAACGCTCTCAGGAGCGTCTTAGCCATAAAAATACCATACCATGAGTCCAAATTTAGCTTTTACCATTGCTATTGAAAATGGGTTGCTGAGCAGTAATCCAAACGATCAGAATTATGCCGGTCTTTATATGTACATGGGTGTGCAGCACCAAGGAACAGATAAGGAAGTACTGCTATTTAAAAATATCAACACACGAGAATATATCAAATTTTAAACTAACCACATGAAACCAAATTTAAAAAGAAGATTAGCAAATGTGAATGCTAAATTATCCAAGCATGGCTTCCGTCCGTTTAGTTGTTCAGAAGCTATCAAATTTAATTCAATTATGCTCCCTGAGAGCGGTCAGGATGCCGGATGGAAAGCAATTGACCATTGCAAGCCTAATGGGATGCTAGGATACGAGGTTGAGCGATTCTTTAATAGGAGGGATGCCATGCAGATTGGTGACACCCTGATTGAAATTAGCAGAACATATAGCGGTGTTGATATATACTAGAGGTTAACTGATGATGGATTCAATATCCGAAACATCCTAGAGCTACCATGCAGAGCGTGGGGGTACATTTATCAAATCGGTAGGGTACCGGCTAGGATGTATTAACCATAACGTGGAGTCACCACATAAAAAACTGAAAATATTTTATGAATAAGTTACAAGACACTTTCTCAGCCCGTACACCACAGGAAGCAGCATCAAAATTAGACAGCATTTTAGCCAATTCTAGACAGGATAATGTCTTGGTTGACTCATCCATCGTCCCACTGCAAAGCCTGACAGGAATCGCCTCTAGGAGAGGTTTAGAGAATGCCATCATCTGTGAGAATCAAATCGTGAATGTGGTTTCTAATTCTTATGGCCATCTACCAAATGAGAAATTTTTTCTGGGTGTAGAGGAGAAGCTAATTGATGCAGACATCTACTACCAACAACGCAGTATCAATCGTGACAATCGCTCGTTTGTAGTTGATTACGTCCTAGCAGATGACAGGTACAAAGTAGCTGTTAAAGGTGAACAGGATGTACTACGTCCTATGCTACGATTTGTGAATAGCTATGATGGTTCATGTAAGACTAGCGGTTCTTTTGGATTTTGGCGCAAGGTGTGTGACAATGGCCTCCATGTAGCACAAACACACATTGGCTTCTCAGTTAAGCACTCAGGGGCTATTGCTGACATTGTAATGCCTAAATTGGATGAGATTGTAGGTAAGTTCATGGACAACGAATTCTATAGTCTAAAACGCAAATTTGAGGTGCTTGCAGAACGTCCGGTGTATAACCTAGAGGATTATGTAAAGTTCACCGCTAAAACATCAGGATTGTTTAAGTATGAATCTAGCGATAAGAACCCTGAGCCTAGCGCCAATGCAAGATTTGTTTTTGATGTGATTGAGCGCGAATCAAAGCTACTAAACACGCGTCCTAATCAATGGATTGTATACAACGCATTCAACGAATTATTACATGGTAAATTAAAGAAAACATTTGACCAACAACGTACACTAGATGAGAGATTATTTGAAACAATCTACGCAGGTTAACTGACGAGGCCTAATGGCCGAAACCACCTTCGGGTGGTCTTAACCAATTGTGGAGTCACCACATTAAAAACTGAAAAAATTAAAATGAAATACGCAATCATTGAAACATGGAACGGCGAAGGTTATTCATTTCAAAATCTAGCTTACATTGAGGAATTCAATTCGGATGCAGAAGCGCAACAAAAATTGAGAGATTTAATTGCGATTGAATCTGATGCTGAAAATATAGTAGAATCAGATGGCATAATCACATACGATAAACATGATGACAGCGGTACATTTCAATTTATAAAAAATGCTGAATCAATTTATGGTGTAGTTATTCTGACAAATGTAAACGAGGTGGTTGCCATCCGTAATAAAAAAGATTGGCTAGCCAAAATAAACATTGCAGTTCAACAATCTGATTCTGATGAAACCGATGAACTTGATTTATCATCTGATAACATTTTTATAGGCGCATACGAAGGAGATTACGATTATCAATTTATAAAATTTTAAAAAATAAACCAACCATGGACACAATCTTAGTAACACTCTACGCAATCACATTGACACTATGCGCCACATCTTTCACATTAATTTTTGGCGCTCTGTCAGTTAAAACATTGAAAACAATCAAATCATTTTTATTCTAATTTGCCTAAAAGTAAAGACATACAATTAACCACTATTAAATTAATTAAAATGACAAACAAATTTGTAATTGACTATGACAACAAAGTATTGACCTTACACTACCTAGAGCAGGTCTTTATGTTTGATTTAAATGCCGGTGATACCGGTGAATATTGGCATGGATTTGAACTGAAGGACGGCACCAAGCTAGATGTTAATTACCATCAGGAAGATGCAAACCAAGAGCCGTATTGCGAAATATGGGACACTGCATTAAATAAAGAAGATGGTAAGCATTATATCAATCATGAGGTTGATGGCATTGATAACTACGAGATTCTAGGTAATCCTATAAACTACTTTAAAATTAAATAAAATGACAGACTTGATTAAAGTTTATGCAATAGACGCTAATAAAATGGGTGATGATTTCAAATGTTTAACTTGTAGTGATGATGAGTTCATAGCAGAAGCAACCAAGCAAAACATACCACCCATTGACATTAAAAAATTTGAGCGGATGTTCAATGTTTCAGTGTTTGACTACGAAAACTTTATTATTAGATTTATTTAAAATTATATAAAATGAAAAGTAAAATACCAACTGAGAAAATAGAAAAATGGATTAACATTCTCCTAGATGAAATTGATGCAGATGAATTGTTTAGGATGCTATTAAACGAATGCAATAAAAAACAATTGGGATACATTCATGACGCAATTAAAGACGAATTAAGGCTACATGATAAGTATGTAATAGATTGTACCAACTTAAATGATAAGCAGAAATTTGAGGCCTTTATAGAAGATTATAGGCCATATTATAACGAGCAACAAACAATATTTTAAATTATTAAATTATCCAAAATGACAAATCTAGAAATCAAAATCAGACTAGAACAAATCCTAGCTAAGATACAAGAGAACACCGACTTCGGTTGGAAGGATGACCTTGAAGATACTTTTGAATGTGTAGTGCTAGAGGATGCACAACAATCCATGTACAATGGATGGCTAACTGAATTAGAAGCACTGCATGATGATATAATAGTTTAGGTTAACGAGGGATGCGCATTCGTAATCACGCATACTTTATATATTATCCAATCTATTAAACTTTTAAAAAGTGGAAGCAGCCATCTTACTAACCATTCTATTAACCCTATTCATAGGCGCAGACCTTAGTACTAAGGAAACCGGATATACCAACAACAAATTTGAGGATATTAATAATTAATTTAATTAAATATCAATTTTATTACCTAATTTGCGTAAAACTAAAAAAAATAATAACCAACCAACCCTTAACCCATGGAAACCATTGTAAAATTAAATGCTCAAATCAGAGCGTTAAACAAAAAAATTGAAACCAACAACACAAAGAACATTTATGCAGTAAAACAGAAAATAAAAAATCTGAAAGCTAAATTGAAAGTAGAATCTGACAACTATAATTGGGAGAACTATCTCTCTAGGTAGTATGATTAAATTAATATTAAATGATAAATTATGAAAGAAAGTTTAAGCAAAAAAGAAATGCTTCGGTATAATATGTACCGAATGTTTAAGGATGATGCGATACCATACGCAGACATGGAAGATTTTATAGTTATGTGGCAGGCTCTAGCTGACAAGTGGGAGATACACCTATCTGATGATGAATGGGACCAATTTGCCGAGGAAATCAATAGCGAGGCATCCAATAGACAAAACGTATTTAACGAGATTTTTGACACATATTTTAACCAATAAAACAAAACAACATGACAAAGTACGAACTAGTAAAAAAGACAGAAATTAATGGAGATGTATGGTATTTCATTCGCAAAGATGATGGCTATTCGGTGGACAATACTTGGACAACGAAAATAGAAGAAGCGGAACAAATGTTACATGAACTTGAAAACGGCAGACCTCCAATGCCTATTTTTGAAACCCTTAAAACAATTCATGTAGAGGAGGGCGATGATGATTAAATGGCTGAATATCTATTTTTCAGAAAAGGAAAAGATTAAACGGAAGAAACTAAGAGAGATAGACAAGAGAATAGCTAGTGCGGATGACTATGACGAGCTAGTCAAATTAACCCGATTATATAACCGAATAAAACAAGATGATGAAGAGCAAACAGATTAGCTTAAAAGAGTATGCAGATAAGATAAACCCTGAGCATTTTAGAGCTAATAGGAAGAACCTCACTGCCCCCATGACACAACAAGCCATCAAGTACAGAATCAAAAACAATATGCCCCTACCTGAAGTATTAAAGTATACTAGGGTAGGCAAGGTCCACGTTCTTACCGTAGATGCCAATTTTTAACTAATTAAAACCAACCAAACCAAATGAAAACAAACTTAGAATGGGTAATCAATTGCATTAACTCATGCACCAACCTAGAACAATTAAAAACTTGTGAAGTAATTATCGGCCTTTATAAATTCAGATTAGCTAAAGACGGCATGACCGAGGCAGACATATATGGGGAAGAAAGCCAGTTATTAGCTGCTTATTTGGATAAGGAGGCCATGCTTTTGATCTAATGAAAAACAGGTATCAAATATCCGAATCTGCCATGATCCAAATGGAAAATGACTACTTAAAGGAGAGGATAGAATTATTAAAAAATGAAGTAAAGTATTTAAAGGAAAAGTTATTATCGTATGAGGAAGTCAGTAGAGAAGGATATAATGGAGAGCAAACGTCAGGAACTCAAATCATCAGGAATAATTGAAGTATGGGTAAATGATAGCTTGTATGCAACGAAACAATTTAAAGGGAGAGGCCACCGCAGTAAAATCATTCAGGAATGGCTGCAAAGGTTAGGCAAACCCTATGAACCAAGAAAAATTTATTTAGTAGTAAAACCAATGCACCTATGACAAACATGACACCAATTAGACAAGTAATGGAGGCCCGTAGTTTTCGTAATCAAAATGACTTTGATACATGGTTATTAGATAACTTTGATAGGCTATTTAATGAGGAGAAATCTATGATAGCCGAGGCCATGGAATATGCTTTTGATGAGGACGGGCATAGCAAGACATGGCGGAAAGCAGTCACTGAAAAATATTACCTTGAAAAGTATATCCAAAAGCCAACCCAGTAACCATTAAAAAAAAGTAAATGACCGACCTACAAAAGCAGTACATAGACCAACGCTACAAGTATGAGCCAATATCCATGATGATACCCAATATCAACATGACCTATTTGCAGATATTAACCTACTATAAATCAATGGGATATGAGCCATTAAAGAAAAGAGGTAGAAGGCATGAGCATAAAACCCCAGCTGGCTACTTTGATATTGATAACTACAAACCAGAAACAATATAAGATTGCGTATTTATACTTAATATTAATTAAATTAATTAAATCAACTTTGTACTTTATTAAACCAATTAAACCAATAAACCTATGAACACATTTTATGTAATTAAAGACCTTCGTGATAACTCTTATGTTGCTTATGATTTAGAGTCGTATATGACTATAAGTTCTGCTTACGAATTTAATAGTGAACAAGATGCCATTGAATTTGCAGCAAATCACTTTGATTCCTATTCCAAATTTACAATAGAAAAAGTATATCAAATTAACCAAAACAAATAACCTATGAAAACAGCAATGCAAGAATTAATTGAAGAATTAAGAAGTTTAGCTTTTACTGAATGTCATATAAGTATGGGAGCTATTATGCTTACACAAGGACACATTGACGAATTAGAAGAAAAATATATTAAAAAAGAAAAAGACCAAATTATATCTTCTTATAATGAACCTCTATGGATTACTGATAAACCAAATGTTAAAGCAGAAGATTACTACAACCAAACCTTTAAACCAGAAACAATATGAAAAAGAAACCAATACATAAGTACAATGGAGGAATGGGTGCTACATTATGCCATCATTGTAGAGTTATAATAAATACAGGAATGACAGATGATATATATTGCAAGGATTGTGCAGACAATAAGGTAACCTACCACAACAGGTACAGAGATAAGATAATCTTTGAACACAATGGAGATGAAGTTATTATGACAGGTGGTTCATGGATGCGGTATGGTATAGCAGATGATGATAGTATTAATATGGTAGATCCATCAGGTGGCCCTTACATTGAGTTAGGTAATAACCTTAACCACTTTTGGCCGAAAGAAGAATACCAAGACCTTATCGTAGAATCTATTAGGCTAAAAGATGGGGGAGGAGAAGCCACAACAGTTATATTTAAAATCAAATAAAGGTAGTAAAACTACTACCTTTTGCTTCCGAATAAACCCACACTTTATTACATATTTCGTAACATTTTACCCTCTAATTATGTAACATGAGAACACTACTTATTCTAGCTTTATTATGGATTATAGGCGCTTTAATTGTGGTAATAGCTGCCATGATAGAGAAGAACAACAATATGGAAATTAAAATGGCTGAAATGCAGTCAAAATTAAATGCAGTACAAATAAAATAATAAAAACATGAAAAAATTAATTGGGATCTTTCAAGTAGTCTTTTTCTTTTTGGTTGGCATACCAGCCTTTATATTGCTTTACGGGACAATTGTAGTAACCTTTGCTATAAAGGAGTTATTCATCTTCATCTTCGGGAGGCGCGAGGTCTATTTGGATAACAGATAGTATCTTCAGGTCCTTATATTTTTGTAGCACATCAGACATTGAAACGGCATAAACCAGCTTTGTCATTTTGGTTCCGTCCTTATCAAAGAAGATGCGATACGTTTTCATCAGTTTAGCCATTTGCCTTTTGGACAAGCATCTGCCCCCTTTGGTGAGAAAACTTTTTTACTTGTTGTGCAGCCACATGCGTCACAATAATCCCTGACTTTACCCTGAACCCAGTGTTCGCAATCAATACAAGTTAAGAGCCTTTCTTGCGCAAGCTGGCTTTCTTCTTCTGTTGGATTCATAGAAGCTGCATACGATAAGAATATTTCTTTTAACTTGTTCATACGAATAAATTGGTATAATTGGAGTGTTCGCCCCAGTAATTATGAGTTAAAGATAAATTATCTTTGCGATATATTGAATTGTGGCTGGTAAAATGTATGCCATGGTTGATATGGATAGCCTGATTTTCGCAGTTCCATTGGGTTCGTTTCATTGTTTGTGTTTCAATCATGCCGCTATTTGTACGCAAAGCATTGGGTAAAATGGCTAAGCAATGGTCAATGGCATCATCAAATCTCATGGTCATTTGGTGGAACGGCTCATCATCTTGCCCTCTCTCTTGCCACCCATTGATACAAACACCCCCGTAATTCATATTGGTAAGCACGTTACCTCTTGCAAATTCAGGGAAGTCAAAGTAACCCTTTGGGTACATTACATCATGCTCTAAAAAGGAAACGTAATCATATTCGCCAGTTTCTTTTGCAGCATAAAGGCATTGCATAATTTGGAGTAACTGATTAAGGTGGGACTGGGACTGATACCAGCTTCTAACTTGATAGAATGGGTTTTCAGGCATAGGCTCCCACATACAAGTTACAATGTCTGCTACCCCCTCACTTGCTTCTTTAATGCTATTTAAAGATTTATAGATTGATGGCCATATCTTTTTGTTGTTGTTATTTGAATAGAATATACCCAATTTTCTGCTCTTTGACTTAGGGTATACAAATACACTACCTTCCCTAACGCTGAAAATATTGCCGTCTATATCCAACTCCAAGTACTTTACATGACCAACTGCCGTATCTCCTATAATATCATTGTTAGACCTTACTACAAGCTTATCTGATACTACTTTATCTCTAATTAATTGAGTACAATCCTGACCTCCGTATGTTGCTTTATTTATGATCATATTATCTTTTTGCGTGCATGATACCCATTTGATTAATATCTGTACAGAACCAACCGAATTGATTAGTTGCAAATATCTCAAAACCTAGTTCAGTTAATTTCTTTTCTAGTATTTCTTTGCATGTAGGGTTGTGGTATTCAACTGCTATTTCTTCTACTGATTCAAATTGCTCAGCAGTAATATCCTTCATGTGTTGCTCATGGCCTTCTATATCCATTTTGATTAACTCTGGTTTATGGTCTGTGATTAGGCCAAGTAAATCATCAAAATTAGAAATGGTTTTGCAAATGAAAGTATGGTCAGGGAAAGTTTCATTTAACTTTTCAATCTCTCCGCATGATGCATCTACACCAATTATTTTTTTAGCTCCTCTGTTTATAAAGTATTGAGGAGTTGACTCAAATGGCTGGAACAACCACCCACAACCTAAATCTAAAACTACTTTACCTTCTACTTCTTTGATGTCGTTCCAATGTTCAAGTGGATTTTCCGACTCTACTACTTTTGTTGTCATAATAAAACTGATTTTTTTGCTGTTTCTTGTATAATATCCCAGTATTTCTTGCTAGCGGTTCCTTCGTTTATATTCAATGTTGCACTATAGGGCAACTGGTTCATGTATTCTGCTTTGTAGAATAAGCCACCGGCAGATGTAACAACACCGGCATTGTGAAATATATTTAATCTATCCCAATCCGCTTCGGTACTTGTACCCCATGAAAATTCTAATGCTGGGTGACAAATCGTTTCTGCTCCACGTTTCCAGCCATTCCATAGCACCGCCCACATGTCTGCGCACCATATCTGTAATTCGTGATGTGTTGGATCTAATTGTTTCTTTTCATTATTTAGGTGAGTTACTTCATGAAACAATCTTTCGCAATCTTTCTCCACGTCCGCCCAAAACTGCGCATCAATACCTTTCATTAGGTACTGCGCTCCGATTGAGTTTAGTTCATTATCTTTTACCAGTGATTCAGGTATGTCCACTATCTCACACATTTTATCTATTACGTCTTGGCCTTTGCCTAATATGTAGCTATGTGCTATGTACCAACGGCAATCGGATCCATACCACTTATCATCTTGTAGGAACTGCTCCCAATCTATTTTCTTTGTAAACGCAATGTCGCAATCGTGATAAAGAATAGCTTCACCATTCAAATCATTTGCTTCAAAATGCTGCTTTAATATGTTTGGACGTATTGAGGATATATAATGTCTGCTTTCTCTGGTATCATCATAAAAAAAGAAACGAGCTGGATAATTAGCCGCGAGCTTGGCCCATTCTTCAGGTATCACATTGTTAATCTTCCAGCAAACAATATCAATCATGTTGGGGTTGATACCCATTTCAATAAAGTTATTAATCATAACTTCTACTTGCCATGCATAATAAAGTGAGGTTGGTTGAGCGCAAATGAACCTTAATTTCATGTATTTTTTTTCCAAAGTTAACCGAGTTAATTAAATTAAAAAATTATTTTTTGGAATATTGGCTATGTATTAGTGCTTAACTATTAGCTGCTTCTTGTCTATGAATTTGTAGATAAACTCAGCTATGTGACCTGATAACCATGCTCCAGCTTCATCATCTACAATACCTCTGTCACTTTTTATTACATTTACTATGTGATAATTTTCATGTGATAGGGTATTGTGGCTTAAATACTTTTGCTCTATGATCATGTAGTAAACATCTATATCTGGGGTGATAACTGTACCTTCTGCATCTCCTTCAAACATCTGTTCCATTTTATGCTTTTTGTATACTTTATTAGCTTCATTTATTAATGAATCTGTAATAATAAGTACCACCTTGCAACCATAGGTAGATATTTTCAGTGTAGATGTTAGTTTCATTAGTCCTCATTTATTAGTCTGTTAATATACCAAACTGCCTTTTTTAAATCTTCCTTCCCTCCTTTACGTTTCCACCTCCACAAATACTTTATGGCATTGCCAGTAGCAAATGCTTCTTTACCATCTAATCCTTTTACTGCTTCGTCAATTGCGTCTATACACTCAATTTCCCCTACGTTATAATGTGCTGGGTGGTCTACCTTAGATGATTCTTCCTTCATGAATAGCTATATTGTTGACTTTAAAGTTACCATTCTTTTCTACTAAAATATGGGCAAACCCTAAATTATGCTTTGTGCCATGTGGATCATAGTCAGGAGCCAGTGTACAAAGACAACCTACCGACCATGTGCCAATTGTTTCCCCCTTCAATGTCTTTTCAACGTGATGGCTGGTGGTATGCACATGACCTATGATTGCATTTGATTTAACGCGTAAGAATAACCCTCTTGCTGCGTTTACTGGGGCAAATACCCCACGAATCATTGTATGGCCATGGTGCATCTGCAACTTGCCGGCCATTAAAACTACATGCTCCGCAAAGAACTTTACACCCAACTCATCAAGCTTCATTCTTTGTGGCAAGTGGTAGTACTCATCACTAAATAAAATTGGAGCTTTCTTTATTAAGTATCGCTTAATCCACGCATCATGATTGCCCTCAATCCAATAGAATTTAGCTTTTGGGAATTGATATTTTAGATATTCTATAAATTGTTTTGCATATTGGAACCACGTTCTAACATCATCAAGGCCCGGCGGTGGCGCATCATGGCTTGTAAATGGAGTATTATCCAATATATCACCTCCCAGAACAATGCAGTTCACATCATTCTTTTTACCATATTCAACGGCTAATTCAATAGCTTCATTGTCTTGGTTAGGTATGTGAACATCAGAAAGCCAAAGAATGTTATTGCACTCTTTTGGCAGAACTTGAAATTCTCTTTCCTTACAATTTGAAGGAGGTAATTGCGGATTGTGTTCCATTATGTTTCTTGTAAGTTTTCTGCATTTATCACCAATTGAACCAGTAATAGTTCTAATCATTGTTCTGGCAACTTCTGGATTATCAAACAAATGAGGATGTCTTTCAAATGCTATCTTTCCCAAGTTGGCTTTAGAACTATTAGGGAACTCTAATAAAAGCTCCCTGATTATCTTATTCTTGATTGTCGGTCCTGTGTGTTGATTTGGCATTATGCTAGGGTACTATGGAATACGCTAAATTTATCCTTTCTATCATCAAGACCATGAGTCCCTCCGTTCACACGCTTTGTTACTGCCACTACTACATCATGGCTATGTCCTTTATCGCACACGTCCCATAGATTATTCTTATGGAAGAAGAAGGCTGCTGAAGTAAGTGGATATTTGGTAGCCACTAAATCAGGATCGGCCATAATATCATCATCTACAAATTTATCAAACGCTGCGTAATTATCCTTACCAGTAAGCTGGATATAACCACGACCTCTGAATTTAAAACCATCTCCACTAGCTTCATCACCATTACCCATGCGGCCACCATAAACTTTGTTGGCAATTTTTTCAGGTTGTCTTGCATACTTTTCTGCTATTTCTGTAGTTGGGAAATACTTAGGGAAAATCTTACGAAGCCCATCAGCAGAGTAGTTCAAGTTTTCTTTTACAAACTTAAAGTTACCGCTTTCATGAGCGCATTGAGAAAGGAAATGAGATAATCTTAGTGGACCATCTATACCAAACTTCTCCATTATCAGAGGTATTTCCTCCATTACGTTTGCTGGTATTTTCTTGGATAACGCTTCTAGTTTCATTTTATTTTATTTTAAAGTCTTTATTAATACCGATTGAATATGCTCCAAAAGTTCCACCAAAGGCACTTTGCGCTCCGTAGCTTAAAACGAAAGAGTAGTCTTTCTTCATTGGGATAGTATAATTGAAATCATACTCCATTGTTATGTCTTTATGGTAATAGAAGTAGCCTATTGCAGCACTTACGCTAAAGTTTTCATAAATTGGGAATGTAGCCATAACTTCTTGATAAAAGTCTTTGCTATCATAAGTCCACCAACCGCTATTAATACCTACTGCCGTTTTGCCAAAATACTTTCCTACTTCAATAGTTCCCCCCAATAAATTTTTAGTATCGTTTAAAGGTGTATTAAATGCTACGTTAGGAGCTGCCATAACATAGTATTGAGCTTTCCCTTTTAACGCAAAACATAAACATATTATTGCTATAAATCTCATTTCTTTTTCTTTTTAACGGCAGCTTTCTTAATTGGTTTTTTAACAGCTCTTTTGGTTGTCTTTTTCTCCAACTTTGGCTTCTTGAACACATCATATATAATAGATCCTAAAAGAGCGATGGCTAAGGCAATTGCTCCTATCATGAAGTTGGAAAACTTATTAAGAAGGGTTATCATTCCTTTGGTTTCTTTAGCCCCTATTGTTGTTTGAATGTCTATTAGGTCATTAACATACTCTAAAACAGGATAAATTCTTCTATCCATTTCTCTGGCTTCATCATCTGTAACTATGCCATCGGCTGATATTTGAGCAAAATAATTGTCGGCAGAATCTATGTACTTTTGAGCTTTGTCGCTTACTTCTTTTTCTTCTGGTGTTTGGTAAGTCTTTAGGTAAGCAGCCCACATTGTATCTGTGATTGCTTTTTCCTTTTGAATAGAAACTAAATCAATCTTACCGCCCTTTATGACTTTAATTTGGTCTTGTATGGCTGAGCCGTAATAGTCAAACTTGCGGCTCAAATAAGGCTGCGGAACTAATCTATCTTCGTAAACGCTTGTTGCGGTCTTTTTAATTGTGTATTCTACATATTTACCAAACCCAGCAACAGCTAAAATTATGGCAGTTAATATAATTAATAGCGTATTTTTCATCGTTTTCTTTTAGTTTTTGGTTGTTCTTTTTTTATAAATGACATAGGATCGGATGCAAATTGACCACTTATTTTTAATACTCCTTGTATTATTTCTGGACTATTCAAACCGACTAAACCGTATGCAATAGCTTTATACATAGAATCAACCTCAAACTGCTCCATAACAAACCACGCAATAAGCGAAGCTATCATAGAGCTTATCATTTTTTTAGCAACATCTTTACCCGACTGCTCTTCATTAGTGGTAACAAGTCGAGCTACCATACCGGCAGCCCCAATGAGTAATACAACCCATCCACCATCTAAAAAATGTGCTATAAAATTATCCAACTAAATTAAAATTACTTACGATCTTCTTTATTTTGTAACAAAATTAAAATCTGCTCGTTGCTTCTCTTGATGTCTTTGATATCATCTCTAATTTCTTTCTTATCTGCCTCTAATTGACCAATACGAACTTCATGGTTTTCATACTTCTTTCCGTCCTCTTCAAATTTACCAGTTAAGGCATAGTAGCCACCTAGTATTGTGAGGATTAATACAATTAAAGATGTTTTTGATTGCCAAGTACGTTCAACTTGCTTTTCAATTGTTGCTTCCATTTTTATTCAGAGGTTTTGTTGCCTTTAAAATTTCCAATTAAATCTCCTATCTCCTTTACAGAAGCTAATCCTAAAGAAGTACATACTAAAACCACGGTACCCCATACCAATGATTCGGCTGGGACTACATGACTTTCACTATGTGAATTAGAATAAAGTGTCCAGTATAAGAAACCGGCACCAACGATTCCTACTAATCTTTTGCTTGAATTTGGGCTATCTGCTGAGAAAAACCCTGCTACCCAATTGAATAATTTTTTCATATAAATAATAATATTAAGAGTACTAAAATAGCGTAAACAATAGCGAATACATACCCCTTGATATTATGATTTATACGTTTCATTTTTTGAGCTTTGTATAAATGTAAATAACAAGTAGGGCAATAAGAACAAAGAACAAGAACTTATAAAAGTTATTGGCCATTTTCTTCTTATCTTTTTCAACTATAGTTTTGGTGATTGTTTCTGCCTTTGAAATGTTGGCAGAATCTTTTTTGGTTAGCTTGGATTCAGATTGCTTCTCGCGGCTGCCAGAAGTCCAAGTTTCTGTGTACTTTGGAATGGTTATCATACTATCTTTGGTTACCCATAGGGTATCGTAGTATGTTATTGTTTTAGTAAAGTATTGTTCTTTTTCTATTACCTTTGTAACACTGTCATAGAACGTAACTCTCACACTATCAATGGATCTAGTTACTGTGCTGTCCATTCTCCTCTCGGTTTTCTTAACCGAAGCGCAGCTACAGAAAAAAATCATTATGATAGCGAGTCTATTCATCTATCAAAAATAACTTTTTTCTGCCAAATTCTGCTAAAATTATATAAATTAATATGCGTTATATGACTTCTCCTCTATGATGTCGGACTTGTACTTAATATTAATCTCTTTCTTGATGGCTGCTCTCTGGTCATTTAATCTATAAACCTGTCTTGCCAAAAAGACAAATAGCTTGTCAAACTCCCTGTCATTTTCGCAATCCCTAAGCGAATCTTCTACCACCCATAACTGCCTATTTATATCCAAGAGCCTATGTGTTAGTGAATCCGTAGCCAATTCAGGATAGCTTTCTTTGATTACTTGGTTAATATACTTCCACTCTTTCTTAATGTTAATCTGCTTTATTTCATCTAAGATTTCAAATGATTTGATGGTTAAGATGGTGTACTTGTCGGCTATTTCGCCAATGCTTACTTCTATTTTCATAATAATTATTTTAGGCAAAGATATATTTATTTAATTAAATTAATTACTTTTGCTTAATTAAATTAATTTTATGCCAACTAGCTTTCAATTTTTTAAACAAGAGGTAAGGGATTACATAGTAGATAACGTAGACATAAACAAAAAGATATTAGATGTGGGTGCTGGTATTGGCACCTATTCTGATATGCTAAAAAACTATGGCTACTACATGGATTGCGTAGAGATATACGAACCTTATGTAGCTAACTATCAATTAGATAAGAAGTACAACAATGTATTCATACAAAGCGTAGTTGGTTTTCATTTTGACTATTACGAGTTTATTATCATGGGTGATGTGCTTGAACATTTGTCTGTGGAAGATGCACAAAGTATCATTAGAAAGATAGTCCATAGCGGTAAGCAATGTCTGGTGGCAGTGCCATACCTCATGGAACAGGGAGAGCATGAAGGCAATGTCCATGAAACACATTTGCAGCCTGACTTGACTCCGGCAGTCATGGAAACCAGATACCCAGAACTTAGATTACTTTACGCTAACCAGTATTATGGTTACTATGTAAACAGAACCCAGAAGCACGATAAAGCCTACCTATTGTACGCTGATGAATCTTATTTTGATTTGGTCCAAGTATGTGCTGAATCTATCCGTAAGTTTAGTGAAGTACCAATATTGGTTTACATGCTAAACTCTGATAAGAAGATTGCTGATATAGAAGATACCAAAACAATAAGATGGGATTGTGATGTAAAGCACCTGAAACAAAGGTCCGAATACATTGATAGATCCAATAAAAGCATTTACAAATTACTTATACAAAGACCTTTAATAACCAAACACGCACTTGAAAACTATGCAGAAACGATTGCTTACGTTGACTCTGATTCTGTGGCTAGTCCATACGTTGACAATATCTTTACTTTCTATAATGATGAATCAAGTTACCCATTTTTTACAGAGGGTATATATGAATACCTTATGGTCAATGGTAGAGGTGGCGCTGAAAGTAGGACGGATTTAAGCACTACATTGGAAGCACCAGCATGTGACCTATTCAACATCAACCAATATGTACGCAACAGGTACAGACAAACAGGATATTATGTAGCAGGGCAAAATACTATTGACTTCTTGGAGGAATGGCACTGGATGTGCAACCATTACATCAATGGGCTGCATAAAGAATTAGAATTTACTGGCCATGATAATTTAATAGGACCATGGATTAAAGTTCCTTCACATAAAGAGCATTTGTTATTTTATCATGGAGAAAAGAACATTGAAAAGATTAAAGAATTTATAAACGAAACCTATAACCAAGAAGAAACACTAGAAGAATGGAAATCTAAGTTTACTCATCACTGTGCAATAAAAAAAAATAACCTATGAAGATATTATTTTTAACTCCACATCTTAGTACAGGTGGCTGCCCTCAATTCGTATTAAAGAGGTTAGAAAGCATGAGAAACCACACTGATAATCAATATTATGTAGTAGAATATCAGTGCCATGGATTAGATTATGTGGTCCAAAGGAACACTATAAAGGAACTAATTGGTAGTAATTTTACTACCCTTTATGAGAATAAGATGGAGCTATTTGATGTGATAGAATACTTCCAACCTGATATAATCCATATAGATGAAATGTCTGAAAGATTAGATAGGGAAATGGTAAAGAAGCTTTACAACCCAGATAGAAAGTACCGAATAGTAGAAACGTGTCATGATATTTCGTTTGATCCGAATAGCAAACTATTTCACCCAGACCTATATTCTTTTTGTACTCCGTATCATGAAGAAACATTTGCAGACTTGGAATCAAAGTACGTTACAATACTTTATCCAATAGAAGAACAGAACCTTAAAAAGTTCCAAACGATATGTCAAGATGAACTTAAATTTGATAGAAACAAAAAACATGTGCTGAATGTAGGCTTATGGACTCCGGGCAAGAATCAAAAGGAAGGGCTTCAAATAGCAAAAAAATACCCTGACATGATGTTTCACTTTGTTGGTAATCAAGCAGGGAACTTTAAAGACTATTGGGAACCATTGATGCAGGACTTACCAGCAAACGTATGGGTATGGGGCGAAAGGACTGATATTGATACATTCATGACAGCATCAGATATATTCATGTTTAACTCTACATGGGAATGTAACCCATTAGTGCTTCGTGAGGCCATCGGACATGGGTTGCCTATTGTTGCGCGGAATCTTCCGCAGTATGCCGGAATGTATGATGAATTTCTGTATGACATCAATACGGACTTGGAATTAATAGCCAAATACCCCAATACTTATGTTGTACCAAAGGACAACAAATCTATTCACTTCGCACTGAAACATCAGGAAGCCTACGAAAAGATATTAGAACTGCCAGCACAAGTACAGAAGGTTCGTGTTATACAACACTTCATTAATCACCCTTTCCTTGAAATCAAAGGAGAGAGCGATAGTGATTTTGATGTTAGATTCTATGATGAAAATGATGTGTGCCATTACCAAAACACAATCAAAAGCAATAGCTGGGTAAGGCTTAATAGACAATACTATACCAAATGGAAAACGTATGTATACCAAGATGGTGAGCTTATCTATGAAAACGTATTGGATTTACATGATAAAAAGGTATTCATATCAATAGAAAGCAGTGCGCTTGGAGATACTATTGCATGGTCAGCTTATGCTTTAGAGTTCCAAAAGAAGCATGGCTGCAAGGTTGTTTTGTCTACTTTTCATAATAAAATACTGGACTACCCTGAACTTGAATTAGTGGAACCCGGAAGCTCTGTAAACTGCTATGCCATGTACAAGATTGGCTGGCACTACGATACCAATAGGGAACCAGAATTACCAAACACAATACCACTTCAAAAAGCTGCTACTAATATTTTAGGCTTAAAGTATACCGAAATTCGCCCCAAATTATTTACCAAGAGAGAATGTCCAGAACATAACAGATACATCACCATTGCCACTAATTCTACGCTAGGATGTAAATTCTGGGTAAGAGAGGAATGGCAGAAACTAATTAACCATTATACCGAACAAGGATATAAAGTATACAATGTTTCCAAAGAAATAAACCCATTTGACAATTGCCCACAGATACCAGATACATCAATGGAATCAACAATGGATTGGATATACCATAGTACGTTCTTTGTAGGGCTTAGCAGTGGCCTTAGCTGGTTGGCATGGGCTTTAGGTAAACAAGTAGTACTAATAAGTAATTTTAGTGAATACGACCACGAGTTCCTTAGCAACTGCATACGAATCACGAATGATAAAGTATGTCACGGATGTTGGAATAAACGTGACATAAAATTTGACAAAGGCGATTGGAATTGGTGTCCTTATCAAAAGAACTTTGAGTGCCAGACATCAATAACCGCAGATATGGTAATCAATAAAATCAGTCGTTACTTCTAATAAAAAAAGCAGGTTCGCAGCCTGCTTAATTTATTATTATAAACCACTAAATCAAAAACTTATTTATCCAATTCGTTGCTTAAATCAACGATTGTTTTTGATACTACTCCCCATTTCATTTCTTTGAAGAGTTCTTTTAGCTTGGTAAAATCAGCATCTTCTAATTCTAAAGTGGCTTTTCTATCAAGAAATTCATCTTTAAAATCTTCTGGGTTGATTTCAAAAAGCTCTTTGTGCTTTTCAACTTCTCCTAATATACGGAGTCTTTTGATCATCTCATCAACATTAAATCCGCCTTGAGTTGGATTGTTGATTGCTGATTTTAATAAATCATAAGTGGTTAAAAAGGTATCTCTACCACCAATGTTTTCTTTAGCTACTACTAGTTCAATTGATTTCATAAATATATATTTTTAACAAAACTAATAAATTAATTTAATTAAACAAAATATTTATGGAGCAGTTGTTGTAGTTGTTGTAGGAGCTGCCGTAGTTGTGGTAGTTGTGGTTGGAAGCCATGGAAGCGGCGGCGAAACAATCGGAGGGTTAATTAGATTGGCAATTTGCGTATCTAAATTAGCGTCTATAGCTGCCACATCCATTGATGATTCTAACCAGCCACATACAATATCAAATGTCAAATCCTCATAAGGAATGAAGTTTTCTACATTATCAGGGCTGAATGACTGAGTACTATACACATCTGCATTATACTCTTTTCCATCTACTATTTCATGAGCTTGTCTGCGCCAGTGGCAAACAACTACGAAATCCTTTAAATCGCCATCTTGTGGCAAACAATCCAATTGCGAAATTAACCAGTTGTAAACTATCATTTTTATTTTATTTTTATTGTTTATAATATTCCCATTTGAACCCATACCTCTGTTTGCTCAACCCTTTGCAACAATGTGATACATTGGATTGATCAAAATTCAAATCTCTTTCTATTTGACAAGAAGATTCCCATTTTTTTATAAAATTACCATTTAAATCATATTGAATTATAGGTTTTTTTATTTTTGAATCAGACATTTTCTTTTTTGTTAAATCTGAATGCTTTCTACCCTTGGCTTTAATTCCTAAATTTCTAGCATTTGCTAAAACTTTTTCGCTATTTCTTAACCCTTCTGTTATTTTAGCTCTTAATTCAGGATCTTTATTTCTTTTACTCATCCTTTCGGCCATCTTTTCTTTTTGCTCATCAGTAAAAATCCTTCTTCTGTTTGCTTCTGCAACACTTTTTCTAGTTTTTTCTGATATTATTGCATTTAAAGCTCCATCTCCGCCATTCGTCATGTTAACTAAACATCCATTTTTTAAATCAATTCTGCCATATAATTTAATAAATTCTTTTTCTTTTTCACAGGCTTGCTCCCAAGTTAAATCATCCATAAGTATTTCTACTTCATAACCTCCTTTATTGGCTACCTTTTTCCAAAAATCACTTCTACTCTTATGTCTATATGCTCTATTGTAATACTTGCTTGAGCCTATCCCTATATAGAAAGGTTCGTTTTTGTCAAGTCTGATATGTCTATAAACGTATGCCAATTATTTATTTTATTTGTTTTTTAATGTGTCTAATTCTGCTTTAAGTTCCTGCACTGCCTTTGTCAAAGTTGCTATAAGAGGCATTTCGCTTAAACCTATAAAATTTCCACTCTCTACATAAGCCTGTGGAATATAGTCCTTAACCTCTTGTGCTATAAATCCTAAGTGCTTTTGAGTTCCGTATTCAGAATTCATTCTATACATGGTTGGCTTTAATCCCATAACGGCATCAAGACCTAAATTAGATAGCTCAAAATCTTTCTTTTTGTTGATGTCTGAAACGGCAGTATAAGCTCCTGTAGTTCCATTTATTGAAGCAAGGTTACCAACAGCACTGCTGTACACATAGACAGTTCCGCTATATGCGTACCAAGAAAAGAAACCTGATGCTGCCTGATTATTAAATAAATAACCTGCGGATGTTCTTACTTCTCCTGTAACATCTAATTTATAAGCAGGACTTGTAGTTCCAATCCCCACATTCCCAGCGCTTGTTATTCTCATACGCTCGGAATACGACTCGCTTCCTACATTTCCTGTGTATGTGTATACCGCCATACCACCACCTGCTGCTGATAAAGTTGTTAGTGCAAACCCACCATAAGTAGAAGCTCCATAATTCACTTGTATACCTGACTCATTCCCATTTGCACCACCATTTAATACTAATCTTGAAAACCCATTTGTATTTAAATTAGTTCCTATCCCTACATTTCCGTTTTTTAAAATACTCATTTTGTAACCTGCAACTGCTCCGTCAGTAGTTGAGTTATTATAAAAACCTAAAAAGTCATTAGCAGTACTTGGCGATGTAGATGAAGCATACATAGTCCAATCAGTACCTGCATAAACTCCTGTACCTTCTAATCTTAAACCTACATAACCAGTTGTTGCATCTTTTAAATGTAATTTTTCGCTTGGGTTAGTTACTCCCATTCCAATTAACCCACCGCTTGTTATTCTCATACGTTCGGTAGAGTTAGTCCAAAAAGTTAATGGGTGATTACTTTCTGCTACTAAATTTACTTGTTGAGATGATTCATTTGCAGTTGCTCTAAATTGAACAGATGTTCCACCACTTGCAGATTGAATAAATAAATTTGGAATTGCACCACCTGTAAATATTCCCTGCGTTGCCGTAACCGATGAACTAAATGTAGCTGCACCTGTTGAGGCTATTAATAGACGTTCAACTAACACATTCGCATTAGCAGCATCAGCAGTTCTAAAACTAAAAGCGCCTGCATAATATTGTCCATCAGTTCTAACTGCGATTTCTGCGATATTATATCCACTTGGATATAACTGCCTATAAGTTGTTGTAGTAACATCTGCAGATGTACTATATACAGTATTTCTTAATTGATAATTACCACCGCTTGTTATTGTTAAAAAGTCAACCGTATAGTTACTAAAAGCTAAATTATTCCCACTTGATGTATTGTATATCTGCCAGTCTGGTAATTCATAACCATAATCTGTTCCTCTGCCACCTGTAGAAGTAAACTGCGTTGCCGTAACCGATGAACTAAATGTAGCTGCACCTGTGGCTGCTAATTTAAAAATAGGAGTAGTATATCCAGAACCACCTTGTGTTGTACTTGGTGTTATTGTAAATTGACCTTCTTCGTATTCATCAACTGCAATTTGAAAATTACGATTAACTCCAAATGCCCTTGTTGTTGCCAATATTGCCTTTGTTCCACTACTTGATGTTACTGTAAGTATTCCACTAAACGTAGCACTTGTTCCTGTCAATACACCCGTAAACCTACCCGTTCCACTCACATCAAGTTTATAAGTATCATTAGTATTACCCACAGATAAGTTACCTGAAGCGTTTAACGTCATAGCTTGTGTAAAGCTGATAGCGTTACCTGCCGTTCCTGTTGTTGAATTATAAAATGCTATTACCCCGTCATTTGGGTTCATAGATAATCTTGTAGCATATACACCTGTTGCACCATATGTAAATGTGTTTGCGCTACTTTCGTAAGCATAAGACATTAAATTTAATGCTCCGCTATTTTGTTGTGATAGTGATATAAAACTTGGAAGTTGTAATGCTTTTGAATTACTATTCCACGCACTTGGTGTTACTCCTAAACCTAAATTACCTGAAGCGTTTAACGTCATTGGTAAAAATTTTGCCCTAAATAAGTAGCACCACCATACCCTGCTAAAGAAGCACCGCCACTAATTTGTAATGCGGTTAATAAACTCCACGCACTTGGTGTTACTCCTAAACCTAAATTGCCTGAAGCGGATAATAATAATCTATCTGTTCCTGAAGTTGCATCTGCTCCTTGTGAGTTACCTTGTCTAATAGTAAAATCTCCAAAGTTAGCATTGTTTGTTATTATACACCAATCTCTTGTTGCAGCATTTGTATTTGTTGCTCTCCAATATGCAGAAATAGAAGTTCCGTCAGAAATAGTTAATCTTGAATTTGTGTTTGGAGTAGCCGTATTAATACCTACATTTGTACCATTATCAAATATTTGACTATTACCAATAGTTGTACTTCCTGTAAACTTAGGTAGGTAGTTAGTAGTACCTGTTCCTGTTACTTGATTGGTAGGGGTAAATCCACTTGTACCAGAAGTAGCAGATGTCCCAGACGTGCCTGATGATCCTGAAGTACCATTTACAGCAGATGTCCCACTCGTACCTGTCGTACCAGACGTACCCGAACTGCCACTCGTACCGCTTGAACCAGACGTACCCGTACTACCAGATGTGCCAGACGTACCCGTACTACCACTAGTTCCTGACGTACCCCCCGTTCCATTTGTACCCGATGAACCTGACGTTCCAGTAGTACCAGATGAACCAGATGTTCCGTTAAATCCTGATGTGCCGGACGTACCAGTCGTACCTGATGTACCAGTCGTACCCGAACTTCCAGAAGAACCAGATGAACCGCTCACTCCTGAACTACCAGAGGTACCAGATGTGCCGTTTACACCACTACTTCCAGAGGTCCCTGTAGTACCAGACGTGCCTGAACTTCCTGAGCTTCCACTTGTTCCAGATGTTGTACCTACAGCTATACCAATTTGTTTGATATTGGTAATGATTGAAGGGGCTGCTGGTATACCACCTACTGCCGCTACTGCTGTAACTTGTGTATTAGCACTTGTTGATTGGAAATAAACCTCATAATAATCATTAGCACTTGCTTGGTCTATGATAGACACAAAAGGCAATTGCTTACCTGAATTTGATTGCAAACCTAAAATAGAATCTGTTCTAATAATACTAGTACCATTCTTTTTAAGCCATATATCCACCTCTACAGCTGTACCACCTGAAGTAACTTCTATTTGTAAAGAGTAAGCTATTTCGTATACACCTGCATGTTGTACTGATATTTGAGATCCGCTAATAGAAGTACCATTTGAAATCTCAACATTATTATATGTAATAGCTGTTGGAGTATTAATTCCACCAACCACTTGAGTTGTTGTACTTGAAAAAGAACCATACCAGTTGGCAATAGAAGCTCCTGAAGAACCATCTATACCATTACGTCCTGACGTTCCCGAAGTCCCACTTGAACCAGAAGAACCTGAACTGCCTGATGTTCCAGTTGTACCTGAGGAACCTGATGTGCCTGTAGTACCTGACGTACCGCTAACACCTGAAGTTCCTGACGTACCGCTTGATCCATCGCCTCCACTAGCACCATCTAAGTTTACTGTCCATGATGAATATGTTCCGGAACCCACTGTTCTAGTAGGAGCTGCAAACTGCAATGCTCCGGTTCCTGAGTTATATGAAATAACCTCACACTCTTGGAAGTTACTTGCATTATAAACTACAATGATTGATTGAGCTGGCGAATACGCTAGCCCTGTCCCAACTGTTATAGATCCTGCATTACCAAGAGTAAAGGTTGATGTTGACGTTGTGTAATATTTATCTCCAGAATATCCTGAAGTTCCAGAAGTACCCGATGTAGCTGACGTACCTGAAGTACCGCTTGTCGCTGACGTACCTGAAGTGCCGCTTGTTGCTGAAGTTCCAGATGTACCCGAAGAACCAGACGTACCATCTATAGCAGACGTACCTGAAGAACCAGAGCTTCCCGAAGAACCTGATGAACCTGAAGTGCCGTCTATCCCCGATGTGCCATTTATTCCCGATGTACCTGATGTGCCGTTGCTTCCATCTAATCCAGAGCTGCCAGAGCTTCCAGAAGTACCATCAATTCCTGAAGTACCCGAAGTGCCATTACTACCATTCGCCCCAGAACTACCTGAACTTCCCGATGAACCTGAAGTCCCAGAAGAACCAGAAGTTGCTGAGCTTCCTGAAGTACCTGATGTGCCATCTATACCTGAGCTGCCCGAAGTACCTGAAGTACCACTTGTGGCTGACGTACCTGACGTACCAGTGGTTCCTGACGTACCAGAGCTACCCGATGTACCTGAACTTCCTGACGTACCAGTAGTGCCTGCTGTACCCGAAGTTCCATCAATTCCCGATGAGCCAGACGTACCAGAAGAACCGCTAGAAGCTGAACTTCCGCTTGTACCTGATGAACCATTAAATCCAGATGTACCCGAACTACCAGAGGTACCAGTTGTACCCGATGTCCCATTGCTACCTGTGGTACCAGATGTGCCTGAGCTGCCACTAGTCGCTGAACTACCACTTGTGCCTGAAGAACCATTTAATCCCGAAGAACCAGAACTACCTGAAGATCCGCTTGTCCCGGTGCTACCCGAAGAACCAGAAATACCAGATGAACCACTAGATCCTGATGTTCCAGATGAACCGCTAGATCCCGAAGTACCAATAGTACCAGAAGTATCTGCGGAAACCAATCCGTTCACAGCTACCAAAACTCCATTTTCTTGACGAATTTGGAACTCTCCCGTTATTAAATTTTGTACAGCCACCTTAAACGTATTTAAATTTTGTTGTATTTTTTAACTCGCCATTCAATCTTCTCCACAAATATTTTGCATTTACATTAATAGTATCAGCAGCTTCTTTAGCACCTTCATAAAAGACACCTGTTTCAGTATCTAATACAATTTTTTTAAATACATAACCATTTTTTGCCCCAAATCTTTCAGCAGCTATCCTGCCGCTTTCTCTTAAAGCTTCTGATATTTTTCTTAAACCTGTATCACAAGCATGTTTCATGTTTTCTGAGGGGGTAGCCCATTCCAAATTAAACAATAAATTGTTTGTTTTGACACCATCAATGTGATTTACAGTTGCTTTATTTTCAGGGTTTTCAATATATGTTTGAGCTACTAACCTGTGAGCCAAATACGATTTACTCCCTATTTTAACATATACATAATCATTTTTAACAAAATTTTTCAAAAATCTCATTGTTTTCAAAGAAAATACTCTGCCATCCAATGTGATTAAATAGTCAGTCATTCCTTTAATTAATTTCATGTATATTCTTTTTATTGTTGAACAACTACTCTCACAAATTCATTATCGTAAAATGCAACCGCCACCGTTAATGCGCCTGTTGTCTTATCCCATACTACTTGGTTTCCTGTTGGAGTACCTGAAGTTAATATGGCACCTATATTGTTACCTTGTCTAAATGCGTTTACACATCTCTTACCAATTGCTTGTGGGAAGTATATTGTAAATGAACCTAAGACTGCATTGTCTGAGTATTCAAATACACTAAAGTTACCACCACCGCCGGGGATTACACCGCCACCACCAGTTCCAGTTCCTAATATTTCTATTGCCACTTGCAATTTAGAACCACATAGTGCATAAACATAATTAGAAGTTCCGGGGATTCCTGATAATGATTGGTCAATACCATATTGCAAAGCTTTTCTTTCTAGGTAAAGTTGTTGAGCCTTACGCGGATCAATACTTCCATTGAAGAAAGCATTTTGCTTAGGAATAGAATCATTCCATAAATATTGTGAAATTTCTGCTATAGATACTACTTCTTGTGGTGTCATGTTTAGAAGAATAAAGCTTGGTTAGTAGATATGTATGTTGCTCTGTTTAATGCAGCTTGTGCTGAATAAATATCAGAAGCAAATGTAATTGCCTGATCCGCACTATCAATTTCAACTCGTAATACTAGTTTCGTTTGGTACCAGTTGGTGCTTGCAGACAAATTAGAATTTGCAACTTGACTTTCAGTTAAGCCGTAATAAAAAGTTTCATTATATGCTGTAAATGCAAATGATATAGTCTTTGAAGTGACTACAGTATTTGTACTGCTCATCCATTGTACAGTAATACTTAATGCAGAATCTTGAGATAACACATCTAAATCAATGCTTGTATCAACTAAATCCCAAACCACATAATCTGTAGTTGTTCCAGCCGGTACTAGAAACGTACCATTAGCTTGTAATAAATATACTCTGCGAGAAGTAATAGAACCATCACTTCCCGTACTTGTATCGGTTAATGTAATAACTGACGGAGTGCCACTAAATTGACTGGCCGTAAAATTAGGTACAAGAGGCATTTGCTTTAAATTTTACACCAAATATAAGAAAAATATGGCTATATTAAGCAAAATTATTCGTCATCATTATCGCCAATTCCTAGTTCAGCCCAAGCTTCCCTTAAATCAGCTTGAACACCCGGATCCTCTGCTTCTTTTTGACCAAACATCTCCAATTTAGTTATTCTTGTAGCAATTTTTTTAATTTTACTAAGCGCATCAGCCAATTCTTGCTTTGTAGCAACATCTGGGCCTTCTCCCTCAACTTTCTTATAAACTATATTACCTTTATCATCAGTCACAGGGAAGCCATCTTTATGTATCACTTCAATAAATTCCTTTAATAAAGCATCATTTTGTTTAGCAAATTCATCAAACTCACTTTTTGTTATTTTCCTTCCTCCATCCTTATAATTAGACATAAGATATCTATCCATTGAGGATGAATTTAAATTATTGTTCAATAATGACTTAATATCCCTTTGATCAAATGTTTTTTCATTTTGAATTTTTAATCCATAGAAAGTA